CATCCACATGCCACGTTCAGATTTAACTTCTACCTTTTTATTGGTAAGCATTTCTGCTACTTTATCTTCTCTGATTGTACCATACTCTAAGTCTATATCAAACTTCTTTCTGTTTTCTTTAGTGGGTTTCACTCCAATTACCTCCTATCTTGTATTCACCATCCATAGGACAACGAAGCTTTAAATGTTCACCTGCCTTGATAAGACTATCAACAGCAAGTTGACCTGTAAATTCTGCTTGAGATTCTTTAACTTCTATCTGCCACTCATCATGAATGTTAGCAACAAACTTATAATCAATTGTGTTTAGTTTTAAAAGGTCTTCGAGTAAGACTAATCCTTGTTTCATAAGGATAGAGCCACCACCCTGAAGTAAAGTATTTAACCACGTTCAGATTTAACTTCTACCTTTTTATTGGTAAGCATTTCTGCTACTTTATCTTCTCTGATTGTACCATACTCTAAGTCTATATCAAACTTTTTTCTGTTTTCTTTAGTGGGTTTCATTTGAATTTCCTTTATTTAATAATACATCAACATAAGCTTGTATAGTATCTTTATTTTTTTCAAAGTTAATATATTCATCTGTATCTTGAATCCATTTTATACCTTCTCTATTTATAAACGGACAAAACTTTTCATCCTTGTAATGATAGTAAAGTAAGTAAAAATTTCTAGCTTTAGATTTATCGTCACCAATTACTGTACGAATATAATCATATTCATATCGAGGGTAACCATAATTTTTAAGACCAATTTTTTTAATATAAGATATATTATTTTCTTTTTCTAAATTTTTAATAAAAAATCTTTCATAAAAATCTTCAATACCTTTAGATAAATAATATTTTTTATTATTTACTTTAATGTTTTTATTACCAGAATTTAGTGACCACTTACCTGTAGTGTAGTAATATCTAAATTTATGTAACCGACTATAAATAGCTAAACTTTTACTTTTTCCAATAATATATTTAATATTATTACTGTCTAAAAATGATAAAACATAATCTAAAGGTTCTTCTAGCTGTCTTGTAAATTTTGGTTTGTAATTAGAATCTCTACCCGTGTATTTCCATTTAAAATTATTAGTGTGTTTCACTCCAATTTTCTCCTATCTTGTATTCACCATCCATAGGACAACGAAGCTTTAAATGTTCACCTGCTTTGATAAGACTATCAACAGCAAGTTGACCTGTAAATTCTGCTTGAGATTCTTTAACTTCTATCTGCCACTCATCATGAATGTTAGCAACAAACTTATAATCAATCGTGTTTAGTTTTAAAAGTTTTTCAAGTAAGACTAATCCTTGTTTCATAAGGATAGAACCACCACCCTGAAGTAAAGTATTTAATGCTGCATGTTTGTGTCGTAAGAATATTTTTCTACCGTCTACCCCTTTGAGGAATCCTTTCCCTGCTGCTCTTTCAATCCTTCCTTTAAGAGATTTAAATGCAGGGTTACCACTAAGAAAGCGTTCTCGCAATCTCTTACCTTCGTCTCTGTTTCCTTCAACAACGCTTCCAATCTTTTCATCTCCGGCCCCGTAAATGAGGGCATAGATGAAAGTTTTTGCCTGGTCTCTTGATTCAAGTCCTGCAAGGTTTTGGTTAGTCGTGTGAATGTCTCCATTAATAATTTCATTTATATAATCCTCGTCAGCCATGTAGTGTGCTAACATTCTTAATTCTAATTGACTTGCATCTACACCTACAAGTTTATATCCACTTGGTACAGTCCAACAAGACCTACACTCTTTACCATAAGGACTGTAAACAGCAGGTACTTGAGCCATGTTAGGACTTCTATGTGCCATGCGACCAGTAATTGTACCTAATGTTATAACACTAGCATGTACTCTACTATCTTTTTTACCTGTCAGTTCAACAGCATCTATCCAAGACTCAACTTGAGCTGCTCTTTTCTGTAGTAATAAATACTCAGCAATTAAATTAGCTTCTGGAATATGAGTTATTAGTTTTAATGTACCCTCATCTACAATAGGTTGACCCGTTGGAGTAAAACGTTTTGGTTTCCACCCAAAGTCTTTTAGATAATCTCCAATCTGTTGACGGGAACCTAAGTTAAACTCTTTTAATTCTTTTCTCATAAAAGGAGTAAGGTCTTTTGTTTTAACTCGTTCTTCGTATTCTATATTAGATAGACCAGATTTAGAAAGCTCACCATCNTTTTTAAGTTTAGGTTGTACTTCTTTAACATCGACCCANTTAGGTTTAAATGTTCTNTGTACTTCNTCTTCAACTTCTTTTCTTCTTTTGTTTAAAGAACTAAGTAAAAAGGTTGCTGACTTTTCATCAAAGTAAAAACCATTAACATGTTGGTCAGCAATTACTTTAGCAACAGAATGTTCAAGCTCAATGCATTGTTTAGAAAATCCAAGACTTTCTTTTCTTAGTGCTGCAAGAACTTTTTTATTTATAACAGTATCTACTTGACATCTCTTTAACATCTCCGGACTATACTGAGTCCAATCTGTATGCTCTACTTTTTGTACACCACCTAAACGATAACCCCATGCTTCAATACCATGACCTCCCTCTCTGGTGGGGTGGAAAAGTCTTGACAGGGTCAAGGTATCAAGAGCTTCTGTATGTTCATACAGGTCCACCCCTTTAAGTTTTTTAATAGCTGGTATATCAAAACCAATAATATTATGACCAATTATTTTATCAGCTTCAGCTAAAAATTTAATACCCTCATCAATTTGATGGGGTTCAAATGAATATACATTGTCATTCTCGTCTATAGCAACAATACAAAAGATAGTTGTGGCTGCAGGTCTTATAATTTCAATGTTCTTTTTAGCTTCCTCATCCCAAACTTTTTCTTTGAAATCAAAAAGCAATCCATTTGTTTCTATATCAAAAACTAATTCCATAAATATTCCTAAAAAGGCAGTAAGGTTTCTTCCTCATTGCTCATTAACTCTGCATCAGAGTATTCAGTTAAACGACCAGAGTCTTTATCATACACTAAAGATGTAGCCATTCCTACATCACCTGTATATCTTGACTTAAGTATACGAAGTTTTGTTGTCCTCGCTTCTAAATCATCATCGGATTGTTGGTTTCTTTCAAGTGCAATAACACAATCAGACAACTGTCCTATACTGTTAGACCCACGAAGATGAGAGAGACTTACTTCAACTCCGTTTTCGTGACCTTTGTTTCCATCAACTCTTCTCAAGTGAGATACTAATATTAATCCGGCCCCGGTTTCTTCAACTAAACTTCTAAGTCTAGTCATAATATTATCAATGGCTCTTCTTTCATCTCCCTCTGCTAATGCACTGACTAGCATGTGTAGATGGTCAACAACTACCCACTTGCAATCACATCCAACAATGAGATATCTAAGCTTGGCAAAGATATCATCTATCTCATTCGTTCCAAAGTGAGCATGAATAAATACTTTGTCATTAGAAAATATCTTATCAAACATATCCATGATAGTTTCTTTATCAAACTTATCTCTCTCCTGGTCTACGTATAACCTAGCGTTAGCTTCAATAGAAAGGATACCATCAACTGTGCGTTTCCAATCTTCTTCTAATGCTATGATACCTACATTATCATCAGTGTTTTTAACTAACCAATGTTCAAGCTCTCTAGTAATACTAGACTTACCAAGACCCGTTCCACCCGTTAAAGTTACGAGCTCTCCTTGTCTCAAGCCATATAGTTTTTTATTTAAACCTTCCCAAGGATAGGGAATGCTTTCTTTTCTTTCACGATTAAGAAACTCAGATTGTTTTTCTGATACACGAATGATACCACTAGGAGTATAAACCTTTGCATCCCACCAAGAACTAGTAAACTCTTTGAAGAGTCCCTTGTTCAGCATGTCGTTAGCATCTTTGTAACCATTAGGTAAAGTTACTATCTTAGCTTTTCCAGGTTTTAATATCGTTGCTACTTTCTTAGCAGCTTCTTGTCCCGGTTTGTCTTTATCAAAACAAAGCACAACATTATCAAAGCTTTCTACATACTCAAGGTTTTCTTTAATATCTTTTACTGCTGCTGCTGCACCTCTAACAACGGATACGACAGCCCACTTACTACCAAGTAGTTCATAGGCTGCCATAGCATCGCACTCTCCCTCCGTTATGGTAAGATACTTACCTCCCTCTTTGAATAACTGTTGACCGAAAAGTCCAACACCATTAGGTGATACATCAAAAGAAAATTTCTTATCTCTGACGTATCGAATTTTGTTAGACGTAAGCTCATTGTTAATATATAAAGGATATATATGTTGAGCTAACGTACCATTAGAGTCATATACAACTTTGACACCATACTTTTCAGCAGTCTCTTTTGCTATGTTTCTATCTGTTAACTTTGCGAACACACCACCATGTGCATTCAGTTCTTTTATTGTTTCTTTCATACTTGTTTTTACCTGGTTTGATTTGAATGTAGATTGTTTATCAATACTAGGAAAGAACTTATGACAACTAAAACATTTACCAGACCCATCCTCGTTGAGTGATAGGGCATCGCTACTGTCACATGATGGACAAGGCTGATGATACTTTACAAATTTTAAATTGTTTTCCATGTTTGACCCAAAAAAAAGCTAGGCACAGAATTTAATCTGTGTCCTAGCATGGTTAGAATTAAGATTCTTTTACTACTTTAGATTCATCTTCAATAGTATCAGGGTCGTCACCAACAAACTGACCTTTCTCATTACGAGCAGGGGCTGTTTCAACGATTGCTTCCTCTCTATCTTTTAGAAGTTCTTCTAAGTTAGCACGATGTGTACGACTTGCAAAGTCTAAGGCTTCAATGATAACTTGTAGGTTACCTACCTTTTGTACTATGACAGTAGCTTCTTGTTTAATACTATCATCGCTGATATTATTAACATCAAAGGTAGTAGAACCATCATCATTATTTATAGTAATAATCATTTAGAACTCCTCGCCACCTTCGATAGAATCAAACTCATCTCCGTCTCCGGCTTTATAAGAAATTAATTCTTCTACTTGCATAGCTTGAAAGTCCAAGCCCTTGAAAGTTCCAAACTTATTAGTGGCTTCCCACTCATTGTATTGAACTCTAACCTTAGAACCATTACCAACGTTTTCATCCATTGGAACTTTATCAGCATCCATTAGTAATGGTGCTTTACGAACCATTCCATTTGGACCATTGACTTTTCTTTTAAAGTTAATAGACCGACCAACAACTTCATCATTGACTATCAGGTCTTTAACCCTGAAGCCACGACTTTCAAAGTCATTTGCCACCTCATCACTTACTACTAAGTCCACTGTATAACAGGGTTCGAACTTGGTATTAGGTGTTCTTACACTAGCCCAATAGGCTATTCCTTGTTGTATTGCCATTTATTTTCTCCTATGGTTTGGCATTATTGCATTAGTTATTATACACTTGCTGACTAAAAAGTCAACCCCTTTCGTTGAATAAATCAACAAAACTTATTACATT